TTGATCCTCTTGGGAATATGCTTCGTCAAATCAAACTTAAAGTTGCAGTTCAACTTAAAGTCATTATTGTTATAGAACTGAGAAGCCTCCTGAGAAGGAGGACTAGAAGCAGTTCCAACATAGTTACCATAACCAACCTTGAAACTACGCTGAGCAAGAACAGCGTAACGGTCGGTATTGATGGGCTTCCACAGATCAGCAAGCCTTCCAGTAAAGCCAGCATTAGAACCACCAAACTGGAAAAAATCGCCATTGGTGGCTGGGGTGGGAACACCAGTGGGATCTGTCTTATCATACAGAAACCACATCTTAATCTGCATGGGACGAGGGTTAGGATTAATCGAAGCACTATACGGACGTGGAACAATAGTGCCCTTGAAAATGAGCCTCTTAGTAGAAATCTCATTTCCGATTCGAGAACCCTGAGCAACGCCTTGATCAATCTGGAGAAATCCAGAATCAGGCGCAACTGGAAAGATTGTAAGATCCAAAAGACTGGAATCATCAGTACCGAGAATAGGATCATCGTTCTGATAGAACTGTTTGGTCTTGTTCTCACGACCACGAGCAATCTCTCTGCGAATCATCTTCTTCAAAGGCGATCTCTTTTTAGCATAAGACTTTCTCTTAAAAGTCTTTCTTCTCATTGGAGCCTTGCGGCGATAAGTTTTTTTACGGTAAACCATGATCTTCTATTTATTATGAAAATTAGGATCATGAGTAAAATGCACAACATGAAAGCGGCGTAGAATCGCTTCTAAATCTACCCCGCTAAATATATCCTCGGGGGAATAATTGGATGTCACGATAACTCTCTTCGGACGTATCATCATCGTGCCTCCTTTAACTTCAACGCGAACAGGATATATGTCCGCTAGAGTTTTAAGATATTGAGCCTGCTTGGAAGACTCAGGATCAAGATCCTCAATAAGCACAACAGGCTCGTGATTATAGTGGTCAAACCACTTCGATCGCACCAGCTTAAGGTAGTGATCGGGATTTTCGGCACGTGCACCTTCGGACTTGCCGGATTTGGGGTCGCCCCACCTCCATTGGTTGTCGAGGACCTCCAAATTAGACAGCTTACGCAATGCATCAGCTTCACGAGTAACGGCATACTCGATTGATTTTAAATGACGACATTTGATATCAGCAGGAACATCTTGAATACGATTATCTCTCACAGCTTCGAAGGCATCCTCCCACCGTCGTTTCTCGCCTTCTCCCTTCTTCTTCGGATCCATAGGAATGGATCCATGTTCTTCAAAGGTTCCATCTTTAATGCAATAAGCACGATTCTGGGAAGGAGTTCCTTTACAAATCTCCCAATGGCACCTTGCGTTGATCTTCTTAAGAGATGACAACGTCTTAGCATCTTTAAAGGAAACATATCCTTGTAGATGTCTAGTTCCTGTATCGGCTATTTCTTCACCAATACAGATATACACACACTCCGTAGTGTTCAACAACAACTCGTATTCATCAAGAGAATAGTTGTTGAGAGTAAAACAAAAATTACGACTCCGACTCATTTTTGAAAATTGTGACGTTTTGCACACAACACTTACACAAAAGGTCTGGGGTAATACTACGGCTGCGCCTCTCCCAGACCATAAAGGGTTAACTTTTCAGTTTTTCCCGGAAAGGGTTAACTTTTTCAGTTTTTCCAGGAAAGGGTTAGGCCTGTCGGCCAGGGTCAAACACAGGGCCCTAGCGCTCGCCGCGCGGCATCTGGGTCTAGACACTTGGCAGGCCCCTCGCCGGGGGGCACTCTAGGGTCCTAGCGGCGGCGGCCGCACGCACTCTCTATGCGGGGGCCTATTCGGCCCAGGAAAACAAAAAGATAAATTTGCAAGTGCACTTTTCTTATTTAAGCATCTTCATAAGTATAATCAAGCATCCAGGACATAGAAGCCTGGACACGATCAACAACAATCTCAGTATTGTCAGCGTTGTAAGCAACACACAGACAAAACAAGCTCCGAGTAGTAGGATCAGAGTCATTATCATTATACTTGATCCTCTTGGGAATATGCTTCGTCAAATCAAACTTAAAGTTGCAGTTCAACTTAAAGTCATTATTGTTATAGAACTGAGAAGCCTCCTGAGAAGGAGGACTAGAAGCAGTTCCAACAT